CTCTCGATTCCCATGCCACCGAGGGCGGTCGAGACGAACAAATCGCGGGTGGAAACCCGACCCTTAAACTCTTCCTGGTATTGACCGACATTACATCGGACCAGGCACTCCAATCTAACAGCCTCAGCATTCTGCTTGAGGAAAGATTCCAGGAGTGTATGTTCTCTACCTTTGAGAGAACCACGGAGCAGCCAGTTGAGACTGGCAAGGAGGCCCCCTCCAGGGGCATCACGTGTACTTTTAGCAAAGTCCAAAGGACTCAGGGGGTAGGAGGCCCAACGTTTTTCCTCAGCCATTCTCTCTCCAAAAAGGAGATCGAAGGTTGGGTAATAATGTTCTGGACATCCTTCCCGAATGGTGGCAAGGACCTGCTGATTGGCGGTCTCACCATCCCGTTCCTCCTGACGATCTGTATCACTCTCGGTTCGACCCTGAACCTTGTGCTGACCGAAGAAGAGACCAACATTCAGATAATCAATCTGAAAAGGAGTCTCTCGGTAAACACGCTGGCGGGCCTGCGGTGTCTCCACTTGGTGGTGGTTGACATCGTAGAGCTTGTAGTGGACAGATGTGGAGTTTATGTTCGCATATTCATCGTGATGGTATGACTTGCCGATTGACATCGCAAGTCCAACATTACCACCGATACGAACATGATCCGACCAAAGTTCCTTAGGTGCTGCGTAGAGCATATCATCCCCGTTAACAAGAATAAGGGAGAGACGTTGAAAAACATCTAACTCTCGTTCCTGATGAAGGAGACGGGTCGTGCGCAGATAGACACCAAGGTTGGCAAGACAGAGGATGGGGAACGATAAGATCGAACCCATGAGTTGGCCATTTTTCTGAGTTCCCCTAAAGAGGGGACGACCATTCCTACCGGGGTAGTGAAGATCATGGGGTCCTAACACCTTCAAGGCCATTTGTTGCCAGAAGGGAGGGAGACCAGATATCACAGCACGGAGGATTCGTCCGGAGTATTTCCAGCTGAGACCATCAGTCGCAGCGGAGTAATCCACAGAAAACCACTCATCATTGGGATCAGCGTTCTCACGCATCTCAATCATGTCAGTCGGACAGAACGGCCTTCCTATGAGACGGAAGGGTGCCATTTTTCGCATGCATGTGTGCATGGCTTTTTGGAGGGGGCGCATTGTGTACTGAGGGAGAGACTCTCCCTTGCTGATAACACGGACCTTAAAAGGTTCGAGGACAGCCTGTATAGTACACTTGGCTCGAGTTTGTGGATCTATCTCATAGGCACGGAGCCATAGAGAGGACCACTCATCGGTTCCCAAAGTCTCACGGAATTCGGCTACTTGGTTCCATTTCGAGGAACGGCCAGAATAAGAGAGAGGGAACCAGTCCATACGTAACAGCTCGGTTACGTTTCGATCTACACGAAGCCCTGCATGGGCGAGGAGGCAAAAATGTTGGCCTCCTTCTGAACGCTTGTTCTCAAACGATGCAGAGTTTGATGTACGTCCGCGGGTGAAGTCAACAGACTTACCCATCTTAGTCACTGATTTGGTGACTTTTCGGAGTACAAACTCGAAGGCGGGGTCGGAGAAGATCTCATCGATCGTCTCGTCATCTCCCAGGTCTTCTCGGGTGAGGGTAGCAAAGTGTTCATCGTATGTCTTTTGGACAAAGGAATCCGAGGCGGGCAGCGCAGCGCGCTTAGCCTGATACCAGGAATACCAGAGATGAGTGTTGCGTCGACAAAAAGAGGTTAGCCTCTGACGCATCCATTTTCGCAAGGAACCACGGGGTTGAAAGACCGCGTCGGGTTCCTGAGGGGGATCATTACGTAGATACTTAGCCAGGGGGTAGGTCAGAGCGTGCTTCGCGCGCTTCAGCCACACCACCTCGTTAGGTGCTGAATCTAGGTAATCGTGCAGTTGCCTTATGACTGCGGCAAGGATGGGTACTGGAGCACAGTGGTGCTCTAGAACAACTACCAATCCTTGGATCAAAGCTTCCGTCCGTTGAGAGATCTCTACGACTGAGACGGACGACTCAGACGCTCGCCGGGTTACACAACCCGGTTTTGTCGTTTGAACTGTTAGGTTTCGCTTACCTGACAACTGGGAGATCCTCGACTCAGCCAAGAGGGCTGAGGAGAATTTTCTCCCAAACTTATCAATTTGCGTGTCTTTGGACATTCAAACAATTGGGCTTTTCTTTCTGCGGGATAACTGCAGGGG